GTTGATGACCGGTTTTGGTGGTGCGCGCATTGGAGGAGGAGGAGGTACCGGGGCTGCGACGGAGCGCCTCTGACGAACAACCCGTGGAGCATTGGCTTCCGCTTCTCTGAGAACCATTTTACAAACTCTAATAAACTTCTTCACGTCTCTAGCCTGATTTTCGAGGGTTGGTCCGGAAGCACTTTTCTTTTTCTTATCGAGTTTAGCTTGGAGCTCCTTCTTTGAAAGTTTGACACGTTTGCCCTTGACATCTTTGGTCACTCGGAAACCCATCTTCTTGACTTTCTCTTTGAGATCCATATACTATACACCAAGGAAATTATTCATACTTTACACCAGCCCTTGTAGCTGCATCATCAATCTCATCAACTACTTCCCACGCCCACATACATTCTTCTGTATTTGCATCATGGTGTTCACAAATAGTGTGGGCGATGTCAAGAGCCTCATGAAGAATCAATTTTAAACGCACTTGTCTCGCTGTGAGTTTTTCTGGTTCATGGAGTGAGGGAGCTTCATACATCTGTTGGAGAGCTACACGTCTAATTTCATTCATTTTCAATTTGTTATGAAATGCATCACTATGTTGAGATCTGCATTTCACAGTAGGTCTGACAATGAGAGACCTTATCATTACTATTCTAACGTTTCATATCTTAAAGTTATAAATCAATGTTAACGTATGGAAGCTAACGCTGTAATCACAAAAGTGTTACTCCCCCGTATCAGGCAACTTGAACACGAGGTTGCCGAATTAAGAAAACAGACGTGGCCTTACGTTCAGGCACAGAAAGAGGATATGGGTCTACGTGATATGAGGGAACTCATGGAGTTTTTTGAAGACTTGGACGACGAAACTATTATGAAACTCTTGAGAATGAAGAGGAAATTCTCAAGAAATCCCGGGCTGCAGGGAAGGGAGATTGATATCGTCATGAACCTACGAAATAATTTTTGTTGACGTATAATAAAACATGGGTGCAGGTTTAGACATTTTAAGTTCACCAGTCACCGCTTTCGATAAAGATAAAGATCTTGACCCAATCACATTAGCATCTCTGATATCTTCGTGTATGTGCTCTATGATGATGTTACGGGTTGCTACAAAAATGCCTGTAAAAGGGCCGCACATCATGGTAGCTATGCTCGCGTGTTGCATATCTAGTCTCTTATCAACTATAATGGTTGGCACGGATACCACTCATAGATTCACTCGCGCTTAAAAGAAGTCATCCGTTCTGTATAAGTTTACATTGAATGAACCAGTTTTACCAGTCACCGAGACTGCTTCATTTCCATATAACTCTTGACATCCTATATCATCTACGCAATCACGTCCATCGTGACTCACCGGAAGGGGGTAGAGGTTCTCACCTCCTGTCGTGGTGTAGTAGTGGTAGCGATCACGACGACCTCTAACCTCTTTGCCGTAGAGGGGTAGGGTTTCATCACCTTCACCGATAAGGACACCCATTTGTTGCATATGACCGGGTTTGTACTGTTTGATAGGAGGCTCCCTAAACTCTGGGCTACGAGATCTCTCTTGACGCTCCATTGGTCTGGGTGGTACAGGCATCATGGGTACTCCGACTGGAACTTCAACCACTTTTGGGTTTTGGTACATATATCCTACGACAAGGACAAGGACAATGAGGGCAGCCCATAAAATTTGAGTCTTTGTCTTGTTCTTCATATACTGTACTTAAGGAAAATCTTTCAGATAAAGATATGAAGGTACTGGCCATAGATATAGGCTATCACAATATGGGTCTCGTCGTGGCCGAGTGTGGAAAGGGTCCTCAAATTGAAATTAATTACATAAAGAAGGTAAGTCTTGAAGACTATAAATATTTACGTTCTAACGATATAGTTGACCTCGTCCCCCTTATGGTGGATGACCATAGAGATATATTTGACGAGGCTGAGAGGATTCTAATTGAAAGGCAACCACCAGTTGGTTTTACGAATATTGAGGTACTTCTACATTACATGTTCAAAGATAAAGTTGTGTTAGTTTCACCTGTGAGCATGCATACACATTTCGGTATGAGGCATCTAAACTACGAGGAAAGAAAGGAAAGAACTGTCAGTCTCGCGGAAAAATACACAGAGATTGACATTCCATATGAGAGAAAGCATGATATAGCCGACGCTGTATGTATGCTCTTGTACCATAATTTCAAAGTGACTACTCACTTCTTTGACCGATTTAAATATTCATCTAAAGTATAATGCCAACCAGTAAAGAACTTCAGAGTGCGCGTAAAAAATTAAAGTCCACACCCAAACCAAAGGGAAATAGCCCCAAGATACCAACAGCTGCTTTACTTCGCATCATCAAAGCGGATCCCAAGGTGAGCCGTAACAAGGAGTTCATGAAGCGTGTTCATGAACTTACGAAGAAGAAGTAGACTTCTTTTTCTTCTGTTTTCCCAAAATCTCTAGGGAATTCACCACCTTTTCTAGAACGTGAGACATTGCATAAGTACCCGGATTATTCATGTACTTCTTGAGCTGATTGATATTGTATTCCAAAGAATTCTTTTCGTTATTAATCTGCTCATTAAGAATCTTCATACGCTCTTTAGTCTCCCCGATGACCTCATCAAGTTCCCCCTTCTTATTTTCAAAGTCATCATCTAGCTTACCAATCATATCCTCTAGGTAAGAATATTGCTTTGTAAGTAGTTCCCTCTTCACTGACGACTTCGCTACACCGATACGCCTATCAATTTCATTCATCTCTTTCTCGATGAGATCCAGGGACTTCATATAGTTCGTCTCCATCAACTTCCTTTGACCCTCAATGTGACCAAGGTTGGCTTCGTGTTGCGCGAGTTCGTAACGAGAGTTGCTCATGATTTTCTAATTGTTACTAGAAGCGAATCTTTATATCATTTGCGAATCAGTTCTTTGAAGTCATCAATAAACGTATCAAATCTTCCGAGGCGAAATTGTACGAGACCCCAAAGCATGAAGAATACAGTCTTTGTGAGATTATTGACCTCATTGTCTTCCATTTTGTAAATTGGACTCACCACACGGTGCATAAAAGTCTCCTCCTTATGCTGACCTGTCACATACATCTCAGCCTGTGTTAAGGCACATGTGTCATCGTTCACACTCCAGTGGTAGAACAAGAAGGGGATAAGTATGGAGTAAAACTCTAAATTACGCTTATCATTTGTGAATGGGATCACGAGGATAGCAATGAGAAAAACAAGATGAATCCAGAATATTATGTTCATCTATTATAAGATGAGCGAAGAAAATTTTGGTAGTATGTCTACCTCAGCTCTCAGAGAAAAAGAACTCGAAATCAGAGAAAAAAGTTGGAATGATCAACATGAAAGTATCTTGCGTCAATGGGGTGAAGCTTCGGGGTGTTACAGATATATGAATCATAAGGCATATCTCATGTACAAGTCACTGTCAATGCGTTTTACTTTACCTGTCATTGTTCTCTCAACCCTCACCGGTACAGCGAACTTTGCCCAGGATCAATTCCCAGAGTCAATGCAGGGTGCTGTTCCATCTATAATTGGTGGTCTTAACTTGGTAGCTGGTCTCATCGCGACAATAATGCAGTTCCTCAAGATTAATGAACTGATGGAGAACCATAAAACTGCGGCGCTGGCCTACGGTCTCTTATCCCGTAATATTCGTCTCACACTGGCTTTGTCTAGACGTGAACGTAGTTCTGATGGTTTGGACTTTGTGAATACATGCAAGGCTGAATATGATCGTTTGATAGAACAGTCACCTGCGATTCCTACGAGCATCCTCAATGAGTTTGAAAAGGAATACCCCCTGGATAACATATTCACCAAGCCAGAGATTCTTAATGTGAGAGCCATCCCAAAACTTAAAATTGCAAACGTGACCGAACAGGTAACGAGGGGTGGTCCATTCAGTAAATGGGGAGAATTGGTCAAATCTAAAAGTGACTACAACGAGAAGACGAAACTTTTAGAAGAGATGGAGTCTGAAGAAAGTGAAGAGGAGGAAGAGGAGGAAGATGCTAAATCTGTGGTGTCTGAAGAAGAGATAGACGTTGAGCAAGGTACACCAAAAGAATGAGGACAGCTATATTAGTTAAAGCGGCACACAATGCATATGGTAAAATTTTCCTTTTTAAAGGTTTTACGATACGTTCTTGTAGTGCGTCATTTTCTAGCACCAAATCTATGGCTTGATTAGTAAGGTCATCAATGGACTCCTTCATTAAAATAGTTGAACAAAAAAAAGAAGAGCCTGTTGCTACACTTCACACGAAGCAGATTGACTTATTGAATAAGTACATTAGCCAGAGAAAGAATGTATTCATTTGTGGTTCATCGGGTGTGGGGAAGACATTCGTGTTGAAGTCTGTGCTGAATGAACGGAATAGTGTGGAGATAGAGAAGGATCATCTAAAGTCTAAATCACATTTCCTTACCTTCATCAAAACAGCACCCAAACATGCATATATCGAAGACTATGATTCCGACTATAAGAGTCTAGTAGAGAAGGTATCCGACGGTGATCGTGCATCACGTGGATCCCTCGTGGTTACGTCTACGAACATGTGTATGTTTCCAAACTTTGAAACAATTTTCATACCTAGACACAAACCCGAAAAACTATTGACTCTAACAGATGATAGATCACCTCTCACCGAGAATGCTGCATTCAGGTGTAACGGAAACATCAGAGACTTCTTCTCGTACATGGAGGGTTTTGATGAAAAGGATGTTTTCAAAACACCGAAGGACTACATCAAGGATATTCTCAGTGATCCAAATCCTATAGGTATTCCCGACTCTGTCCACGAACATGGACATGTTTGGGACATTTATCAAGAGAATTA